TTCAAAGTTTTTGCCCCAGAGGGCCCAGGTCAGGGCGTGATCGGGCCGGGTCGTGAGTGATCGCACCAGTCATCACCCGAAGTTGGGCCGGGTCGAGGCCGGTCTGGAAGTCGACCTCATGGACCGCCGCGACATCACCCGTGGCGAGCGTTCAGCGCTGCGTGTCCAGGCCCGGGCGCTCGACGTGGCCGAGGCCGCTCAGGATCCCGACCTCATCAGCCGAGCGAACCTGGCCTACCTCGAGCTGCGTCGTGCCGCGGGACTGACCGCCGGTGGCGTCAAGCCCGTCGACGCTTTCGACAATCTCCTGGTCGAGCTCTCTCGGGCCGGCACCGGCTCGAGCGACCTGCCGCAGTCCTGAACGCCTGACCTTCGGCGGCGCCGTCGCCACGCTGGCCGAGGCCATGGGCAAACCCCTCATGGGCTGGCAGCGCTACGTGGCCGACGTCGCCCTCGAGGTCGACGCCGCAGGGCGCTTCGCCTACCAGCTCGTGATCATCACCGTCCCCCGGCAGAGCGGGAAGTCGCTTCTCTTCGGCGTCGTGCTCGACCACCGGGCGCTGATCGTGCCGATGGCGCGGGCCTGGTTCACCCAGCAAACGGGCAAGCACGCCGTGGACTGGTTGATCAACGAGCACTGGCCGCTGCTCGCGCCGTTTGTGCCCAATGTCTACCTGCGCCGCGCCGCCGGTACCGAGCACATCAAGTGGTTGCGTTCGGGCGGCCTGATCCGGCCCTTCCCGCCGACGCCCGACGGTCTGCACTCCAAGGTCAGCGACCTGGTGGTAGTGGACGAGCCCTGGGCCTTCGACCTGGTCCACGGCCGGGCCCTCGACGCCGCCGTGGTGCCGACCACCGCTACCCGGCCCAACGCCCAGGTCTGGAAGGTGTCAACGGCCGGCGACGCCACGAGCACCTGGTGGCTGGGCACGGTCGAGGCCGGCCGGGCCGCCGCCGCCGCCGATCGGCGCGAGGGCGTGGCCTTCTTCGAGTGGGCCTGCCCCGACCACCTCGACCCGACCGAGCCGGCGTCCTGGCCGCTCTATCACCCCGCCTACGGGCAGACCATCGGGGCCGAGGCCATGGCCGGCGCCCTCGAGATGCTCGGGCCCGACGAGTTCGCCCGTGCCTACGGCAACCGCTGGGTCTCGTCCACCTCGCGGGTCATCCCGCTCGAGGCGTGGCGGGCCGCCGCCGAGGACGCTGTCGACCTTCCTGGCCCCGGGGAGATGGCTCTGGCCTTCGACGTGGCCGTGGATCGCTCGGACGCGGCGATTGTGGCCGGATGGCGTGACGGGGCCGCGCAGGGCCACGTAGAGGTCGTCGACTACCGCGACGGCGCCGGCTGGGTGCCCGAGCGCCTGGCCGAGCTCGTCGAGCGCTGGCGCCCGAGCGTGGTCGCCTACGACAAGGCCGGCCCGGCCCTCGACATCGCGGACGTGGCCACCCGGGGCGGTCTCGCGCTCGAAGGCCTCGAATCCAAGGCCTACGCCGCCGCCTGCGCCTCGTTCCTCGAAGCCGTCTGTGCCGAGCCGCCCACCGTCGGGATACGGCGCCATGAGGCCATGGACGCGGCGGCCGCGGGAGCGGCCCGGCGCTCGCTCGGCGACGCCTGGGCGTGGGGCCGGCGCCAGTCGGGCACATCCATCGCGCCACTCACGGCCGCCACCGTCGCCCTGTGGGCCTTCGACCACGCCCCGGCGCCGGGCGAATTCCGTATTTACTGAGGGTTCGCGGCGTAGGGTTGGGTCCAAAATGGCCACCAACCCGCCGTGAGGTGACGATCGCGCCCTACCAGGTCGGCCGGGCGGTCGCGCCCCGGGATTCGGGCTCGCTCATCCCGCCGGCCGGGTCGGTCGTCGGCTGGGGCGCACCGGGGCCCTACGTCTGGGACGCCAGCACGGCGCGGGCGATCCCCTCGGTCGGGCGCTGTATCGCGCTCTACGGCGGCATGGTCAAACAGATGCCCATGAATGTCTACCGGGGCGCGGACCCCTTGCCCCGGCCGCGTCTGTTGAGCCGGCCCGACCCCAACCGCGGCGGGCCCTGGTTCGTCGGGGTCTCCGTCGAGGACTATCTGCTCAACGGCAACGCCATCGCGCAAGTCACCGCCCGCGACGTGAACGGCTGGCCGCTGGCGGTGACGTGGTGGCCGGCCTCGTGGGTCTACATCTCATGGACACCGCCCGACCCCAACAACGTCGGCTACTACCTGCTCGGCTACCAGGTGCCCAACGCCGACGTCGTCCACGTACGCCGCGGCGCCGACCGGTTCTACCCCGTGCGCGGTGTCGGGGTCGTCGAAGAGCACATGGGCAGCCTCAACCGGGTGGCGGCTGAGGAGATCTTCGAGTCTTCGGCCCTGTCTTCGGGCGCGGTGCCCTCTGTCGCCATCATCACGCCCCAGGCCACGCTGACCCAGGACGTCGCCACCGAGGCCAAGGCCAACTGGCTCACCACCTACGGCGGCGCCACCCGCGAGCCGGCCATCCTGCCCAACGGCACGGTCATCCAACCGCTGGCGTGGAGCCCGGCCGACACGCAGCTCACCGAGGCCCGCCGTATGTCGCTGACCGACGTGGCCAACATGTTCAACCTGGACTCGTACTGGCTCGGTGCCGCCGTCCAGGGCATGACGTACAAGACCGCGGGCCCTCAGTACCAACAGATCCTGCGCACCTCGCTCGAGCCGGTCCTGGCCGATTTCGAGGATGTGTGGTCCGACGCCTGGCTGCCCCGGGGCCAGAGCATCCACTTCGACCGTAACCAGTTGCTCCGCGACGACCTGATGACGACGGCGACGGCCATGGCCACACTGGTGGGCGCGGGCATCGTGACCCCTGCCGAGGCCCGGGCCTACATGGACCTGCCGACGGCCCAGGGCGACCCGCTCGCCGTCGTGTCGGTCGCCACGCCACCGGACCAGGGCACGGGCGTCATACCACCCGTTGCCGAGGGAGGACCAGCCCAACCATGAGAACCTTCGACGCCACCGCATCCAACCCCGGGCCCGACGGCAACGCGGAGCAACACCCGGCCTACCGCTCGACCTTCGAGCTGCGCGACACCGGCCGGGTCGGCAGCCACTACATCGAGGGCCGCGCCGTGCCCTATGACACCCCGGCCGACGTCGGCTGGTTCGTCGAGACCCACGCCTTCAAGTCGCTCGAGCGCTCGACGCGGGGCGGCACGGCCAAGGCCCTGCCGCTGCTGTTGTTCCACGACAACCGCTCGTGGCCGGCCGGGCACGCCGAGCAGTGGAGCCACGAGGCCGACGGCCTGCACGGGGTCTGGAAGCTCAACGACACGCCCGAGGCCCAGCAGGCCGGCGAGCTGGCCCGCTCTGGCGACCTCACCGGCCTGTCGATCGGCTTTCAGCCCATCCGCTCGAAATGGGAGCTGCTCGACGGCGACGAATGGGACCCCACCGCCGGGCCCGAGCACATGGACCGGGTGACCCGCCTCGAATCACGCCTGCTCGAGGTGAGCTTGACCCCGACCCCGGCCTTCGCCGACGCCCAGGTCTCCATGGTGCGCTCGGCCCGGCGCACGTATACCGGCGAGGACCGCCGGGCCTGGCTGGCCGACAAGCCGACCCCGCTGTTGGATCATTGGCAGCGCATCGCCGCCGACCTACACTCGCGTTAGCAAGGCCCGCGGCCGACCCCGCCGCTTGCCCCCGGCCTCCGGCCCGGGCGCCGACCACGTCGACGCCCACCCGCCGGCCACGGCGAGAGACACGTCAGCGCACCCGAAGCGCCCAAAGTGTCACCGATGCGGAGGTCCCTACCGTGAACCCTGTCCTTGAATCCCTTTACGCCCAGCGCGCCACCCAGCTCGAGAACATGGACGCGCTACTCGCCCAGGTGGCCGCCGACGGCCGCGACCTCGTCGAGGCCGAGCGCTCGCTGCTCGAGGCCTGCCGCCAGCGCGTGGCCGAGCTCGACGCGCAGATCGAGCCCCTGGCCGCCATCGAGTCGCTGCGCGACACGCACGCCGGCACCATCGCCGCCATGCCGCGCACCGCCCTGCCCGCCCAGCCGCGCCGCGTCGACGGGGGCGACCGGGCGCCCGAGTACCGCTCTCCCGGCGCCTACGTGGTCGACCTGCTGCGCGCCCGCGGCCTCACCGAGCGCGGGGTCATCGACCACGACGCCGAGGCCCGCATCGCTCAATTCCGCGTCGTGGCCGACCAGAAGACGACGAACACCCCGGGCATCCTGCCAACGCCCATCGTCGGCGGCGTGGTCGATCTCATTGACACGTTCCGGCCGCTGATCACATCGCTCGGCGGCGCCCGGGGGCTCGCCGGCATCCCCGGCGCCACGTTCACCCGGCCCAAGATCACCACGCACACGAGCGTCGGTGTGCAGGCCGCCGGGGCGGGAGAGAAGACCCAGCTCTCGTCCACGGCCATGGTCATCTCGCCGGTGAGCTTCGCTAAGGCCACCTACGGCGGCACGGTGGACATCTCGAGACAGGACATCGACTGGACCAGCCCGGCCGCCTGGGACATCTTGGTCCGCGACCTGGCCAACGTCTACGCCGTACAGACAGAGACCGCGGTGGCCACGGCCTTCCAGACGGCGGCCACGCATACCGCGGTGGCGGTGGCGACGAACACGCTGGCTGACTGGACCAAGGCGCTTTATCTGGCCGCGGCCGACAGCTACGTCAATGCCAAGATGATGCCCGACCGGATCTGGTGCAGCCTCGACGTCTGGGCCGCCCTCGGCTCACTGGTCGACGTGGCCAGGGTGGTGTTTCCCGCTGACGCCGCCGTAGGCGGTGACTCCTCGGGCCCGGGCGACGCCGGCGGCGCCTCGCTGTCGTCGTTCCGGGGCGACATTCTGGGCCTGCCCCGGATCGTGGTGCCGACCTTCCCCGCCGGCACGTGCATCGTCGGGCCCTCGACCCTCTTCGAGGTCTACGAGGAGGTCATTGGGCTGCTGAGTGTGATCGAGCCGAGCATCTTGGGTGTGCAGGTCGCCTATGGCGGCTATGTCGCCTTCGGCTCGCTCGCCGGCGCGGCCTTCGTGCCGCTGACGCCACCGGCCGGTCTCGTGATCCCCTCCGCCGTCGAAGAGGACACCGGGCCCGAGGCCGACGAGGCGCCCAACGGCCGCAAGGCCAACGGCGGCAAGTAAATGACGTGGACGCTCAAGCCTCGAGGTTCGTGGGGCGAGGCCACGTCGAGCGCACCCGGTACTGACTTCCCGACAGCCTTGGCGCTGTCGGGAAGTTGGCACTGGTATCCCAATGCCACGACGCTCCTGGTTCGTCGCGACCAGTGGGGCACTTTGGCGGCGACGCCCGGCGTCGACTCCATCGTCCCGAACGGTGGCCCGATTGCCGGCGGTACCGGCGTCACCATCAACGGCGAGGGGTTGACCGGCTCGACCGGCGTTACCTTCGGCGGCACGGCGGCGACCGGGTTCCTCGTCAACAACGACGGCATGGTCACGTGCATTAGCCCGGCCCACGCCGCCGGCGCAGTGAACGTGGTCGTGCTGAACCCACGGGGCAACGTCACCGTGGCCAACGGGTTCACATTCGTCTGATGGCGGTATGGCCGACGCTCAAAGAGGTCCGGACGTTGCTACGGATGCAACCGGACCCGACCGAGGACGGGGTTATTCAAACCGCCCTCTCAGCCGCCATCGACTACGGCCAGCGCCGGACGGGGAGCCACCTGGTCGACAACGGGGACGGTACGTTCGGCCCGGGCCGCGTACCCAATTACCCCGGCGACACCACCGTCCTGCCCGACGCGGCGCACGAGGCCTGCCTGATCCACGCTGCCCGCGTCTACCGCCGGCGCGACACCATCGACGGCACCATCGGATTCGGTGACGTCGGCGTCGTGCGTGTCGGGCGCTACGACTCCGACGTCGAGTCTCTCTATAGCGCGGTGGGCCCGCTGGTGTTCGGTTGAATGTGGCAACGCGCCCCGGTCGCCTCCGCTATCGCCGGCCTGCTCGGTGCCATGGACGTGAGCGTGTCGGCCTTCGCCACGCCGCCCGAGACGTTGAATCCGCCGGCCTATGTGTGCGGCTACCCGCGGACGGTGACCTACGCGACGAGCTCCTTCGGGATCGACCTGGTCGAGTTCATCGTGGGCGCCTACGCCGGGCCGTTCGACCCCGACACGCTCGACGAGCTGCTGGCCCAAGGACGCAGCGCCCTCGACGCGGCACCGAACCTGTCGGGCACCGTGCAGGTCGCTCAGGTCACGACCCAGAGCAACTGGCGCCGGCTCAGCGTCGCCGGCGCCGAGGTCCTGGCGGCCGATCTGACCCTAGAGATCCGAATGTGAAGGGAGAACCATGAGCCCAGCAGAGAAGAACGGCGGCGCCGTGCTCGACAAGGCGCCCGGCCAGCTCGACGCCAGCGTCACCGCCACAGGCGACCCCGTACCGCCCGTAGCCAACCCGCTCGTGCTGAACGACGCCTACTACGAGCTCAACGGGGTCAACCTCCGCTGTCTCGTCAAGCACATCGAGCTGAAGGCGGAGAACAAGCTTCAGAGCGTCGTGTCACTGTGCGGAGAGTTCAACGTCGTCGGCACGACGATCTACCACCAGACGATGACCTTTCATCAGACCTTCGACAGCGGCGCGACCTATGCGACGCTGAACCAGGCGCTTCAGCAGTACCTCACCGGCGGCACGCCCTCGACGTTCAAGGTCCGCCCGCACGCGAGCCTCGTCGCCAGCGCCAACAACCCGATCATCACGGGTCAGATCATCCCCCAGCCCTTCGACATCCTGGTCGGAGACGCCGGGGTCCTTTCAGAGGTGGCCATCACCTGGGACCTAACCGGCCCGTGGACGGTCAACAACGGCGCCATCGCGGCGACCGGGGCGACCGCCGGCTTCCCCGGCTTCTACAGCCCCTCCGGCGCGACGGTGCCGGCCAACCTGGTCGCGCTCACCGGCATCACGGCCACCCCGGCGACGGCCTGGGCGACGGGCCAGTACGTGATCACCGCCGACCTCATCGGCGCGCACTGGTCGGGCTCGGCCTGGGTCGTCGGCAAGGCCTAGTGACCACCACCCAGACGATCATCCTCCTCGTCGAGGTCGGCGTGCTGGCGGGCGTCTCGCTGTTGACCTGGCTCGGCATCGGGCGGCATTAGTGCCGGCAACGCCGACCGTCGACGTCATCGGCCTGCGCGCCCTGGTGCGTGACGCCAACCGCCTGTGTGCCGACGCCGGTCCGCTGAACACGGCGCTGAGCCAGGCCGGCAAGCAGGCCGCCGAGCCGGTCGCCGCCGCGGCCCGCTCGAGCTATCCGCAGGTCTCGGGGCGTCTGGCCGGCAGCGTCCGTACGAGTGGCACGCGCTCGGGCGCTGCAGTACGTGTCGGCTCCAAGGCGCTGCCCTACGCCGGCCCGGTCGACTTCGGCGGCTACCCGGGCGGCCGTGAGTACGTCAGCGGCGGGCGCTACCTGTACCCTGCCGCCGAGGCGTGGGCCTCGACCGCGGCCGCGATCTATGGCGCGGCGTCCCAGCGTGCTTTCGACTCGTTCGCCTGGTCGAACGAGACCACGAACGCCGAGGCCGTCCATGACTGACGCGCTCGAGCCGGCCCCCGCCACAGCCCTCGAGCTGCTGCCCACGCTGGTGACCGTCACCCAGGCGTTCAGTTCGCGCCTGCCGTCCCAGCGCACCCTCGACCTGGTGACCAAGATCGAGGGCGTCGACTTCGAGGCCCTGGCGCGTAACGCCCCGTTCCGCATCGTCGCCTTCCGCGCCCTGCTCCGTGACTACCCCGAGCGCGACCCGACGTCGCTGTGGATGCACGCCTACGACGTTGAGGTCGAGGTGGCGGACGAAAACCCTATGAACGGGACATCGCCGACGCCCGGGCCCGTTTCTGCCGGTACTACCGCATGACGCCGGCCGAGGCCGACGAGCTCGGTGACGCTGACTTCGCCGCCATGGTGCGATTGATGCAGGCCGAGGCCGAGGAGATCGCCCGAGCGAACAAGGCGCGCTAGATGCCCGGCCCGTCCATCATGGTCAAGATCCTCGGCGACGTCGCCGGGCTCGGGCAGTCCTTCACCCAGGCGGGCCAGAAGGGCCAGACCGCCGCGCAGGGCATGCACAGCGCCTTCAGCGGCATGCTCGGCACGCTCAACTCGACCGGCGTGCTCGGCCCGTTCGGCTCGGCGCTCCAGACCGCCGACCAGTCCATGCAGCAGATGGGCGCCCACGCCAAGGACACCGGGGCCAAGATGATGGGGATCGGCGGCGCGGCCGCCGGCGTGGGCCTGGCGTTGACCGCACTCGGTTCCAAGGACCAGGCGGCACATCAACAGCTGCAGGCGGCCGTCGCCGCCACCGGGCATTCCTACGACCAGTACGCATCCAAGGTTGAGGCGGCCATCGGGCATCAGGAGAAGTTCGGCCACACCGCCGACCAGACGCAGAACGCGTTGCGCGTGCTCACCTCGGCCACGAACAGCCCCACCGAGGCGCTCAAGCTGCTGAACACCGCCACCGACCTCGCCGCGGCCAAGCACGAGGACTTGACCCAGGCCGCCACGACGCTCGGCAAGGCCTACAACGGCAGCGGCAAGGTGATGAAAGAGTTCGGCATCGTCGTCTCGGCGACCGGGTCGGTGCAGAAAGAGCTCAGCAAGGCGACCACCGACTCCACCAAGGCCAACGACGCCTATAACGTCGCCAAGCGCCAGCTGACCGAGCTCGAGGCGGCCGACGCCACCGGCAAGGCGCTGACGACGGTGCAGACGCTGAAGCTGCAGGACGCCCAGAACAAGGTCGCCAACGCCACCCTTGTCGCCACGACGGCGCACCAGAAGCTGCTCGTGGCGCAGAAGAACGTCACCACCGGCACGTCGGCGAACACCAAGGCGCTCGACGAGCTCGGAAAGAAACTGGCCGGCCAGGCGTCAGCTCAGGCCGACACCTTCACCGGCCACCTGCACGCGCTGCGCGCCGAGATCACCGATCACATCTCGCTGTTTGCCCAGAAGTACGGCCCGGCCATCACCACGGCGGGTATCGCCATGGCCGGCCTCGGTTCGGCGATGGAGATCGCCAAGGCGGCCGCCAACGCCCTCAAGCTGGCCGAGGTGGCCCAGACCGTGGCGACCCTCGGCGCGTCGGCGGCGACGTGGGCGTTGACCACGGCCCTCTACGCCGACCCGATCACACTCATCGCCATCGCCATCGGCGTCGTGCTCGTCGGCGCGATCGTGCTGATCGTCACGCACCTCACCACCTTCAAGAACGTCGTGCTCGACGTCTGGCACACCGTCGTCATCGGATTCGACGGCATCAAGGGCGCAGTCATGGACGTCGTCAAGTGGATCGAGGGCAACTGGCCGCTACTGCTCGGCATCCTGACCGGGCCGTTCGGGCTCGCGATCGAGCAGATCATCACCCATTGGAATGACTTCATGGGGTTCTTCAGCGGTCTGCCCGGCCGTATCGCGAGCGTCGCCGGCGGCATGTGGAACTCCATCGGTGGTGCCTTCAAGGCGGTCATCAACGGAATAATCGACGGCTGGAATGCTCTGCATTTCAAGACGCCCTCGGTCGACATCCTCGGTTTCCACACCCCGAGCGTCGACATAGGCATGCCGACGATCCCGCACCTCGCCCAGGGCGGACTGATCACGCAGAGCGGCCTGGTCTACGCGCACGCCGGCGAGGCCATCACGCCCGCCCCGGCCGGGCTCGGCGGCCCGCTGGTCAACATCAACCACGCCCACTTCGACGAGCTCGACCTCGACGTCCTGATGCGGCGCGTCGCCTGGCTGGCGCGCTCACAGGGCAGGAGGTTCTCGGCGGCATGACGCTCGGCACCTACCCCGCCACCTGTGTCCGTAGGGCGTGGCTCGTGCTCGGGGCCAGCTCGATCCAGCTCGAGAATCCCGCCGCCGGCTACTACTGCCAGAGCCTCGATTTGGGCACCCCCATTGTCCGAGACGTCACGACCAACCGCTCCGACCAGCACGGCATGGACGACCGCAGCGCCTACTACGCCGGGCGCACGGTCACGGTCAACATCATCGCCATGACCGGCGCCGGGGCGCGGATTGACGCCGTGGCGGCCAGCTTCGCCCCGTTCATGCTGCCGGGCAGCCGCCCGGTGCTCCACTACGTGCTCGACCGCCCCGGCGCGGCCGAGCGCGTGCTGAGCGTGCGCGGTGAGTCCTACGACCTCCCCATCGTCGGCGCCGCCCAGCGCGACATCGTGCTCACCTTCGTCGCCGCCGACCCCATCGTGCGTGACCCGACGGTGCAGAGCGTGACGAGCTGGTCGGGCTCGGTGGGCTCGGGGCGTGTCTACAACTGGACCCCGAACCGGATCTATCCGACCGGGGGCGCCATCGTGAATGCCACCATCACCACGAACGGCGACCTGCCCTGCCAGCCGTTGCTCAGCATCTACGGGCCGATTACTACGCCCAAGGTGACGCTGACCACACTTGTCGCCGGTACCGTGTTCCGGGTCTGGGGCGTGCCCGGCTTCGCCATCGCGGCGGGCCACTACTGCGCCATCGACACGGCCAAGCGCACGGCGTTCATGGACGGCGACCCGGCCCAGAACGTGCTCGGCTCCATCGACTGGCTGAACACGATCTGGCCGATGATCCCGCCGAGCCCCGACGGGGCGACGATGACGCTGGCCGGCGACCCGGCCGGCGGTGTCATGACCGGCGTGACCCAGGTGCAGGCCACCTGGCAGGACAGTTTTTTGTCATGAGCACCGATCTCCTCGAGGAGCGCAGTGAGCGGGCCGCACCGGGCACCTACCCCGTCCCGCCGAGCCGCGGGCGCTGGCGTCTCACGCTGCACCGCCGGGCCTTCTCCGCGGTCAACTGGCAGACCACGCTCGTCGGCGAGTTCTCGGCCGCCCGCAGCCGCCAGCTCGTCCAGGCCTGGAATGTCCCGGCCGTGCTCACCTTCGACATCGACGGCCAGGCGCCCTCGGCGGCCCTGTTCACCGAGCTGCAGCACGACGTGATCGCCTGGCGCTGGGACGACACCGCCGGCGTGGACCGCCCCGTTTTCCGGGGCGTGATCACCGCCAGCCAGGATCAGCTCGACGAGCAGTCCCACGTCGTCACCGTGACGGCGACCGACTACCTGCTCATGTTGAGCCGGCGCATCCTCTGGGGCACCCAGACCGTCACGGCCACCGACCAGGACACGCTGGCCGCCAGCATGCTCACCTGGGCCACCTCGAGCGCCCAGAGCACGTCGGGCACCGTCTTCGGTGCCGCCGCCTACCTGCCGCTGAGCATCTACCGGGCCAACCCCGACGGCACGGCGCGGGGCGCCCTCTCGGGCCAGCTGCGCGACCGCACCTACTACGGCAACCAGATCGTCTTCGACGCGCTCGACGCGCTGGCCAAGGTCATCGGCGGCTTCGACTTCGACGTCCTGCCGCTCGGCGGCGTCGGCATGGGGACCGCGGCCACGGCCGACCAGCTGCGCGTGTTCTATCCCCAACAGGGCGTCACCCGGACCAATCCGGTGCTCGCCTACGGCAGCTCGGTGAATCAGGTCACCCGCCAGGTGACCAGTGCGGACTACGGGAACTACTGGCGCGAGCTCGGCAACAACGGTTCGAGCGATGCCAGCGTGGCCCAGTACATCGGTGAGGCTTTCAACGCCGACGCCAGCGGCGTGGCCGTCGGCCTGTGGGCGAGCCCCGACGGCGCCAATGACGTCACGCTGATCCCAACGCTGGTGCAGCGGGCCCAGGGCAACCTCAACCGTTTCGGGGTTCTGATCCCGGTCTACACACTGAAGCTGCGCCCCGACTTCTACTACGCCGGCGCGTTCAACATGGGCGACACGCTGCCGCTGGTGATCATGCACGGCCGCCTGAAGGTGAACACGACGGTGCGCGTGCTCGGGATCACCTTCGTCATCGGAGACGACGGCCAGGAGGACGTCGAGCTCGTGGTCGGTCGCCCCGACACGACCCTCGTGCATGTGATCGGCCGCATCGCCGCCGACGTGGACGCACTGGCCAGGAGGTAACCATGACCCGATACCAGCCCCTCTGGCAGCAGGCCGGAAGCTACGCCGCTTCGCAGGACCGCCTGCTCATGCAGTCGCTCTGGCCGGGCGGCAGCTGTTCAGGTGGCGTCACGACCGCGGTGGCGGGCACGATGAACGTGAGCATCGCCCCGGGTTTCGCCGCCGTGCCGCTCCAAGCCGGCCAAGGTGTCGCGCTGTGCCGCTGGGACGCGGCCGAGGTCGTCACGCTCAGCGCCGCGCCGCCGAGCGGGCAGAGCCGCATCGACCTGATCGTGGCCCAGGTGCAGGACAACGCGCTCGACGCCGGCGGCAACAACGCCTTCATCTTCACCGCCATAGCGGGCACGCCCGCCGCGAGCGCGCCCGCCACCCCGGCGACACCGACCAACGCCATGGCCATCGCCACCGTGACCGTCGTGGGTGCCGTGGCCAACCTCAACGCGGCGGTGATCCTCGACCTGCGCACCACCCAGCAGGCGGTCACCGCCGGCGGCACGCCGATCCTCGTCGGATCGACGCCGGGCGCACCGCCGTTCCAGAACGGCTGGGCCAACTCGGCGCCGCCCGCCCAGCCCGTGCGCTTCATGCTCCAGTCGAGCCGGGTCTATGTCGAGGGCGCCGTCGCGGGAGGCACGGCCGGTGCCGTGATCTTCACGCTGCCGCTCGGCTACCGCCCGCAGGGACAGCATTGGTTCCTCACCCGCGCCACCAGTACGGCGACGTTCAGCGACACGGTCTCGATCCGAGCAGACGGGACCGTGACGCCCGACTCGGCGGCGGGCAACGTGCTGGTGTCGCTCGCCGCTATCTCGTTCGACATCCGCTAAGGCAGAGAAAAGGAACGCAATGATGAACGACGAGACGGCACCGCCCGAGGCCGACCCGACCCCCGAGCCCGAGACCGAGCCCGACGAGCCCTGGGCCCGCCACAGGCCCGACGACGACGTCGAGTCCGAAGGGGGCGAGACCTGATGGCGCTGCGACGCGAGTGGATCGCCTCGCCCAACTACTCGAGCCGGGGTACGGGCGTGCGCCTGGTCGTGCTGCACACCGCCGAGGGGGCACTGACCTACCAGTCGCTCGGGTCGTTCTTCTCGAGCTCGAGCTCGGGGGTCAGCAGCCACGTCGGCATCGACGACACGCCCGGCATCGTCGGCGAGTACGTGCGCCGGGACATGAAGGCCTGGACCCAGGGCAACGCCAACCCCTACAGCGTCGCCGCCGAGCTGTGCGCCTTCGCCTCGTGGACGAGCGAATGGGCCGGCCACCCCGTCATGCTCCAGAACACGGCGCAGTGGATCGCCGAGGAGTGTGCCGCCTTCGGGATCCCGCTGCGCCGCCTCTCAGCGGCCGAGGCCCAAGGCGGGGCGAGTGGGGTCTGTCAGCACGTCGACCTCGGATCCGCCGGCGGCGGGCACTGGGACTGCGGGCCCGGGTTCCCCATGGACGACGTGCTCGCCATGGCCGGGGGGGCCCGGCCCGGACCAGATCCAGCACCGACGAGGAAAGGACGCACGATGATCGCATCGACGAGCACCGGCAACGGCTACTGGACGACGACGCACGACGGGGCGGTCTACGCCTTCGGGGACGCGGTCTATTGCGGCGGCGGCTTCTCGCCGGACGTCTTGAGCGGCGAGGTGATCGGGATCGCGGGCAAGGGTAACGACGGCTACTGGCTCTTCGCCAGCGACGGCGGCGTGTTCACCTTCGGCTCGGCGCACTACTTCGGGCGGCCCGACCGGGCATGAACCCGACGCGCCAGATGGCCCTCGAGCTCCTCCTCGGGGTGGCCATCATGGTGCTGGCCGTCATCGTCTTCGTCCTGAACCGCACCGGGGCGACCGACGTCCTGGCCGTGATCGGGTTCCTGGGCGGGGTGGCCGTCATCATCAACGCCCTGCCGCTGCGGACGGGCAACGGCGACAAGTCATAATCGCTTTGGGCGAAGTGCACCTCCCTGGTTTGCTCGCCCGGCGCCGGCGGGTGCGGCCCCTTCGCCACCGCCCGCCGGCACCACCTATTTAGGCGGCATCGTCATAGAAACGGCCTTCCATGGCCTCGCGCAGCTGCCCGAGCGAGGCCCGGCGCAAATAGATCTGCGTGGTGGCCAGGCTGGCATGGCCCAACATGCCCTGCACGGTGCGGACGTTGTTGCAACGGTCCAAGACATCACTCGCCGCGGTGTGACGCAGCGCATGCGCGGTGACCCCGTCGCCGGCGGCCACCTTCACCCCGGTGCGGCGCATGAGGTTGCCCACGACGCGCGCCACGGCCGGGGCACTGATCGGCCGGCGGCCCGAGTGCAGATCGCACACCAGCGGCCCGGCCCGCCACCCGATGACGTCGCGGTAGGCGCCGATGGCGGCGGCCGCGGGGCCCGGCACCGGGAGCATCCGCTCGTGCGCGCCCTTGCCCTTTACCAAAAGGGTGCGCGCGCCGGGGTCGTAGTCGCCCAGCTCGGCCCGGGCGACCTCGACGCAGCGCAGGCCCATCTGCACCATGAGTACGACGAGAAGGCGCTCACGCTCGTCACGGGCCCCGAGAAGCAGCCGGGCGACGTCAGAGCGCGGCCGGGCCCGTGGGACCCGCTGGGGCTCACGTACACGGGGCAGGTGGCGACTGGGATCGTCGCTCAGCAGTCCCTCGTCGAGAGCCCAGCGGCACAGACACACGAGAGTCGAGCGGTAGAGGCGCCGGCTGGCCGGGCTCAGGTGACCGACGCTGTGCCACCAGGCCCGCACGGCTCGCCGGTCGAGCTCGGCCAGCGGGTCGGCGCCTGAGCGCTGCATCAGGCCGGCGAGGCGGTACTCCATGAGCCGCCTCGACCGAGGACTGATCTCACCGCCGAGCACCCGTTCGCGCAGCCAGCGCGTGGTCGCCTCTCGTAGCGTCTCCATGACTCTGCCCTCCCCCTAGACGAGGCGGCTCCCTGGTGGTTCGCCCCGATTGGGGCGGTTTCGTAGCATCATTTCGACGTGGTCGGCACGCTTATGCCGCCACCAGTGCAGGCATATTTGCGTACCATTTGGTAGGCGGCGAAGAACCCCTTTCGTCCTGGTCAGAGGGATCGGTAGGGTCAGGGTTCGGGCTGTTGTCGAGGACCCAGCGCAACGCCACGTCGGGCGGGTCGAAAAACAGCTTCGGCGTGATCGCCAGCGCCTCGGCGAACACCGCCATCTTGTCCACAGTGAGAGCGGCCCGGCCGGACATGTAACTCTGCACGGCGCCCCGGCTCATCTCGCCGGCCGCCCGCATGGCCAGGACCGCGTCTGTGAACTGGCGGTAGCTCTTCACGGCTCGAAGGACGGCCGCCGAGTTGGCGCGGACCTCTGCAGCCAGTCTGGTCGTCTGCTCGACGACTCTGGCCATCTCAGTGCTCGTCCTCAGGGCGTCCTCGAAATCCTCTCCGACTCTTGATGACATATGCGAGATGTTACAAGACACGACGTTCTGTGACAAGGGTTACGGTGAAGCAAAGGGTTGCGGATTGTTACGATTCATGACACTGTGCTGAGATGCCTGATCTTGGCACCCAGGACGCGGCCGACATTTTGGGTGTGCACCGCCTGACGCTCATTCGCTGGGCTGACGACGGCAAGGTCCCATGTTGGGTGACCCCTGGCGGCCAGCGGCGATTCCGAGCCGAAGACATTGAGGCCCTGCGGCAGCCGGTTCCACCGGTGCCGAGGACGGACGAGGAAGCGAGCTGAATATGGCTGAGCAAGAGCCATTCAAGGGTATGGCCGCCGATACCAAGGTTTCGGTGCAGTCCACGACCTTCTCGACGGGCGAGGAGTTCGAGCTGGGCGAGAAGGTGACGCTGCTCGTACACGGCCACGTCACCTTGACCGGACGCGAGCTGCTCGAGACCGAAGGCGAGCGGGGCGTCGCCAAAATCCACGCCGACATGATCGAGGTGCGCGGCGGCGCGTTGTGAGCATCACCCGGCGCAACTACGGCAGCGGGCATGGCTACACCATCGACGGCGAGAAGGTGCCCGGGGTAACCACCGTCATCCGTGAGGCGCTCCCGACGCCCGCCCTCATCGAGTGGGCGGGCAACACCACGGCCGCCTATGCCGTCGACTTCTGGGACGAGCTCGGCGCGCTCACGCCGTCCAAGCGGCTCAAGCGGCTCAATGGGGCCCGCTACGAAGAGCGCGACGCGGCGGCGCGGCGCGGCACCGAGGTGCACCGTCTCGCCGAGGCCCTCGTGCGCGGCCTCGAGGTCGCCGTGCCCGACGAGCTGGCCGGCCACGTCGAGGCGTACGTCGACTTCTTGAATCACGCCGACCCCAAGGCCATCCTCGTCGAGGGCGTCATCGGCAACCGCAGCGTGCGCTACTGCGGCACCGTCGACCTCGTGGCCGCCATGTTCGGACAGAACTGGCTGCTCGACCTGAAAACCTCGCGCTCGGGGATCTTCGGTGAGACCGCGCTGCAGTGCTGCGCGTATGCCCGGGCCGAGGTCTACCTCGAAGACGGCGAAGAGCGCCCGATGGCCGAGCTCGGGATCGAGCGGGTCGGGGCGCTGCACGTCCGCGCCGATGGCTGGGATCTGCGCGAGCTCGAGTGGGGCGAGGACGTCTGGACGTTCTTCCGCCACCTGGCGTGGATCCAGCGCCGCATCGAGGCGCCCCGCAGTTGGGTGGGCCCGAGCATGGAGTGCTGACGTGAGCACCGCCGGCCTCGTGCCCGTCTTCGACGACCTCGGTGGCTCAGACCACCGCCTGGCCCAGTGGGTCGAGCTCGTGGCCGGCCTCGGGCAGGCCTCAGCCGCCCTGGCGCGCACGCCCTTCGTGCCCGCGTCCTTGCGTGTCGAGGACAACGGCCGCTACGACGAGGGGGCGACGGCGGCGAACGTGACGGCGGCGGTCCTCACCGGCGACGAGCTCGGCCTCGCCCCGATGGCTTCCTTGCGCTCCATCAACCTCATTCAGTCCACCCCTGCCCTCTCCGCCCTCGCCCTGCGCGCCCTCGCACTGCGGGCCGGCCACGGCATCTGGCTGCGCGAGGCGACCAAGACCCGGGCCGTCGTCGACGGCCTGCGCTCGGGCGACGACGAGGCGAACATGCAGCGGATCACCTGGAGCATCGACGACGCCCGGGACCGCAACCTCGCCGGCAAGCCCAACTGGCGCACCCAGCCGCGCAACATGCTCATCGCCCGGGCGACCTCCGAAGTCGTGCGCCTCGTGGCGGCCGACGCCATCTTGGGCATCCCGTACTCGGTCGAAGAGCTCATGGACGGCGACCTCGCGCTCGTCGGCGAAGAGGCGAACGGGTCCGCCGGCGCTCTCGAGCCCAAGAAACGCCGCACGGCGCAACGCCGGCCACCGGCCGCGCTGGCGCCGGCGGCCGAGGACGAGCCACCGCCCGACCCGCCTGCCGAGCCACCGGCGCCCGAGCCGATCAGTGCCGAGCAGATGCGCGCCCTGCAGGCCGGGTTCCGCATGCTCGACATCAAGGCTCGCGGACCTCGCCTCGCCGTTGTGCACCAGGTCGTGCAGCGCCCCGAGGGCGCCGCCCCCATCGAGACGTCGCACGACCTGACCGCGGCGGAGGCCTCGATGGTCCTCGACCACCTCTCGGTGCTCAAGGCCCGCCAGGACCAGGCCGCCTCGAACGAGGTCGAAGAACCGGAAGCGTCGGCGCCGGCTGCCACAGAAGACGAGCCGGATCCGAGCGAGTGATCGGTGGATCTCAGGTGCCCATGCTGCGGAGCGGAACTGGAATTGGACCTGGCGCCGGCCGACTCAGCTGCCCGCGATGTCATCGAGGGCCGCGACGCCTGGGCGAAGGTCGGCGATGCCGCAATGCTGAAGGAAGCCGAGCGGGGGGAGTGAGCTTTCGTGCCACGGCGGCCATGTGGGCCCTTCGTGACGGCCTCGTCGCCGACGGGGCCAGAGGCCCCCTCGAGGGCGCCACGTTGCTCGTAGCGCTCGCTCTGGCCGACCGGGCGAGCAACAGCACCGCTCAGCTCCGAGTCGGCGTTCGCGGACTCGCGGCGCGCACTGGATTACACACGGCGACCGTCCATCACGCCCTCCGCGATCTGGTCGGATCCGGGGCACTCGAGGTACTCGAGCGCGGGGTCGGCCACCGGGCCACGCTCTACCGCTTAGCGATCGTCCACACGAACGCTAACGACCCTGTGGACAACCACTCGCAGCGTGCGCCCCGGCGAACGCTAAGCGACTCCCAGCGCGCGAATGGGAGCCGTTTAGCGCGCGAGTCGGAGGCCCCTAGCGCGCGCGTGAGCCGCGCAGAACCTATGGAACCTGTATATGAACCTGAAGGGCAAGAAGCACGCGCGCATGCTCTCGAAGCGTGGTCGACGGCGATTCGCCCGGTGCGCCCATGACCGCTCACGAAGTCGTCGAATTCGTCACCATCGCCGCCTGCTCTTGCGGCCACCAAGTCACCGCCTCGTCCGAGCAGCGCGCCGAGGAGCTCATGGCCGAGCACCTCGCCACGTGCCGCGAGGCGCCCGACGGCGCGCTGGGTCGACACCCCTCGGGTGCCTCGCTGGAGGCCGGCGAGTGAGCGCCGTGAAGGCCCAGACGGCCCAGTTGCTCAACGAGGCCCAGTGGCAGCGCCAGGTGATCGACCTCGCCACCCAGCTCGGCTGGGCCGAGTACCACGCCTACCTGTCGATCCGCTCCCCGCGGGGCTGGCCCGACCTGTCGCTCTGCCGGCCGCCCCGCCTGGTCCTCGCCGAGCTCAAGACCGACCGCAAGGCCTCGGTGCTCGCGCCGAGCCAGCAGGACTGGATCGCTCTGCTCGAGCGCTGCCCGGGCGTCGAGGTTTACGTCTGGCGCCCGAGCGACCTCGACGACGTCGTGAGGATCCTGCGGTGAGCACCTGTCGGTCCTGCGGTGCCCAGGTCGTGTGGCTCACGCTGCGCCCGGGCGGCAAGCGCATGCCCATCGACGCCGAGCCGGCCGACGACGGCAACGTGCTCGCCGACCTCGCCCAAGCCGTCGGCGTCGTGGTCCCGACCACCGAGCTCGAGTGGATGAAGGAGCAGACGCCCGAGGAGCATTTCTACCGCTCGCACTTCGCCACGTGTCCCGACGCCGACGGCTGGCGGCGCCGATGAGCCGCATCCGCCGTTGGTGGCGCCGGCGCCATCCTTCGTGGCCCTTCGACTGGGCGCAGGTGCCGGGCTCGATCAGCCCGCCTGCGCACCACGTGCGCAGAGTCGCCCCTCACGGACCGGCCCGCCCAGCGTCGAGCGGCCGGTGACCACACACGACGCCCGGATCTGGCGCGCCCCGAGCTCGAACGTGTGGCGCTGGGCGTGCTCGTGCGGGGTGACCGGGGCGAGCACCTCCGAGCTCGGGGCCGAGATCCGGGCCACCGGACACGAACACCGAAAGCCGAATACATGATCGTGCGCAACTACGCCGGCGTTGCGGTGGTCGTCTTCATCGCGCTCGCCATCGTTGTCTTCGTGGTCGGCTCGTGAAGCGCACGAGCGGCATCGGTCGCTGGGTCGTGCTCGAGGTCTGCCCGGTCTGCCGTGATCGCTTCGTCAGCGCTCGTGTCCGCGACCGCATCGTCACCTGTGGGGCGTGTGGCGCCCTGTCGTGGGTGGTCGAGGAGGAGCTGACGAGATGACGGCCCGGGCCGTGTGCCGCTGGTGTCACGAGATGATCTATCGAGCTCAGTCGAATCGCTGGCATACGGTCGACTATGCGACGTACTGCTTCGCCGCTCCGGGCCACGAGCACGGACCCGAGCGCAAGCGGGCGCATACTGGTGGCAATGGCCAGCACCGATCCCAGGTACCAGACGATGGACTGGCGGCAGGTACGCCGCTGGGTCATCGACCGTGATCTGGGACTGTGCCAGATACGCCGGCCCAAGTGCACACGCTTCGCCACCGAGGCCGACCACATCGTCCCGATCGTGGAGGGCGGCGACTTCTACGACCCGGCCAACCTGCGCGCCGCGTGTCGCATGTGCAACGCCGGGGCGGGGTCCGACGTGCGCAACCGCCGGCGCTACCGCGACAGCGTCGCCCACTACGTGAGTAGGTTTTGAACGCGGCGACGGCCCTTGCCCGAGGTCACCCCCACCACCCCCAACGGCGTCGGCGGGGGGGCCCGTCATGGCGGGGGGGCCGTTTTTTGGTGGGGGGGGCCAGTCCAC